CTGCACACAGATGTAGCTGTTGCCGGCATACGAGACAACGTCTGCAAGCGGGTTAGTCTGTCCATCTTGCTTCTTGTACTGCACGTTCAGGGCAAATGCCCCCTTCCACGCAAAGCCTAGTCCGTTAAGACCATTGGTACCACTTGTGCCATTAGCTCCAGCGGGTCCAGCAGGTCCCGGAACAGATACCGTGGTTGAAGTCGAGGACCCACCACCAGAAACAACCGTGCTAGATGCTGGAGAGCATGACTCCGTTCGTTGGGCAGGAGGATTGACGGTCTTGGTAGCTGACGTACCAAAGTTTGTCTTTGATGTCTTGACAGGGCGGGAGCAGTATGACATCAGGACTCTCCGAAATAGAACTCAGAGCCAGAGGCAACGGCACCGTTTCCATTAAGCTCAGCAAAAGCTTCACGGTAAAGGTATTTGTACAGACGAAATGCCAGTAGTTGGCTGCCCTGAATCATAAACACATACGGCAACACATCTACGGGATTTGCATTGGCATCAGTGTAACTTAGCGGTGCCGTAATAAGAAGAGCACTTGGAGCAGATAGCGATGGATGCGTAAAGCTCCAGTCATTGCCTGCGGTAGATTCTAGCTGCTGAAGCGTGTTGAGGTTGTACCTCACAAGCTTGCCGGCTGCCGAGACATACCACATCTCCGTAGCATCCGTAAGATCGGTTTGCATACCTTGGCAGCCTGCAGTCTCAGTGCTGTAGTCGTTATGCACCTGATCATCGTCAAAGTCAATCAGTGATAGCATGCCCGCATATGAGCTTACCCAGATGCGCCTGTCTTGACCCGACTCAATTCGAGTTGTAAATGCGTTAACACGAAGCTCAGTCATTGAGCCTGTCAAGTTGTCTACCTTCATCACCGCAACATCATTGAAGCAAGTGGCATACACATAACCATTGTAGCCATCCGCTAACCACGTGCGAGCAAGAGAAGGTCGACTGGTAAGTGGGTATGCAGTGATCGTTCCAGTAGTTGGGTCGAGAGCGTACAGCTGCTGTCTAGATGTGTCCTGTGCTTCGAGGATAGAGTAACCGCCAACAAACCAAAGGCGACCACCGGATGCGCATAGATTTGAATTCATAGCACGAGAAGTGCCATTGAATGTCTCAGAGACATTAAACACGGTACCGGTTGGCTGCTGTGTGCTAATGTCAAACTCATAGATCTCAGAAAATGAAGCCCCATTGGTCACATACATCTTTGCACCGAGCTTGGCAATGAACTTCGCATCAAGTGCGCTGCCAGTGCGTGTGGTAGTCTTTGAGTACGTGCTTTCGCCCTCGGTGCCTAGCGTATAGCTGGTAGCACCAACATCTGCCAGAGAAGGTTCGCGCGTTGTTCGAATAATGGTTGACGCATTGATGTCAATTGCTGTAACTAGACGCAGTTTTTTCTTGATGCCCGTGTCATATGCCGGAAGGTTCAACAGATCAAGCGTGTTCCATGCAGGCTCATCATCAGAAGCAGCACCCCACCATTGGTAGATGTAGACACCATTCGTGCCATTTGTCACCCATAGGTAGCGACCGTCTTCCTTCATGGCATAGGCGCCACTTAACGTGGTGGTCAACTGAGCGTTGCTGAGCTCGCTGCCATCTGACGTATAAATCCGCTCAAACTGCCAACCTGGTGTGATCGCCATTACAGTGTCGCTCCCTTTACTACCTCAAAGCTGAACTGAGGAATAACACCCGAGGTGCCAAGGTCGTAGTTGGTCAAGACCATGTAGGCAAGACCACGGTATGCAGGTGCATTGGCTGCACCCACCGCTGTTTGGTAGGTCGGGTCTGCAGTCTGTGTCATGCTACCTAGGTACAGCGCGCCAGGTAGCTTTGCTCCGGAGGTGCGACCATCTACCAGTAGATCACCATTGGCCCACATGCGAGATATACCAAGGATAGGACCAGCGCAGATAGCAATGGCCATCGAGGCGGTGTAGCCCGTGGTTACTACAGCTGCACTACCACCTTTACCACCCGTCTTCTTCTCGTAGGTCTTCTTCTCGGGGGCCCAGATGATGTTACCCGTTACCCGCTGCATACCTACCACGTAGGGAATAACCACCCCGTAGGCTGCAGTTTGGATACGCAGGTCGCCAATTGTCTGTCCTGAACTCAACACCTGCTTTGAGGCTTGATAGGCAGAGCCTGCCACCCACCCCACCTGGGCACCGGTCGGACCACCGACCATGTAGCCGACAACTGCACCAGCAGCAGGGATGATAAGGTTAGACATTGACCATTCGCTTGATGGCGGTCGTCAGTGCGCGGATCTCGTTGTTAAAGCCAATTGGCTCAACGGAAGATTGCCCAAGGTCGAACTGGTCTAGAAGATCCTGAGGCACTTCAGCGAAGTAGAAGACTCCGCGACTTGAAACGCATGCAATGCGTTCGAGCTTAAAGCCCTTGTGCTTCAGGGTGGCGGCTTGAACGATGTCAGCCGTGGCGTAGCTGGTATTGATAGTCATATGTTATGCTCCGTTAGGAAAGGAAAATGTCACAGTGTGGCGCTTCTTCCACTCGGGTGACAGGCTATTTAGCGTAACCATCTTTGGGTCGGCCATGCACTGGGCGTGAATGAACGTATCCGCAGAAACGAGGATCCCGAGGTGACCTACCGCTCGCCCAATGGTAAAGCCAATGATGTCACCAGGCTCGGCAACTTCCTTCTCGACACAACCAAACCTGCGAAGGTGGTCAATGAGCACCTCATCTCGGTTATGTAGGTGCCACTCAGGCGAGTAGTCGTGTGGAAGCTCGGTGTCCGCAGGAATTATTCCTGCCTCGATAGCGATACCCGCCATCAACTGGGCACAGTCAACACCGACCCCCTTTACACGAGCCTGGTGATGATAGGGTGTGCCCACCCAAGAATGAGCTACATCAATAATCTTCTCTCTCATCGCAGGTTTACATCCGTGTTGATGTGAGGAAAGCCACCAAAGTTCACAACGTTGTTGAACTTGTCACGGCAGGTAGCCAGGGTCTTGTCACAGCCTGCCTGCACACTGAAGGTGTCGCCTGATGCAAAGGTAAACGCGGTTGGTAGGAACAGCTTAAAGCCGCTGGCTGCAGTGTGCTCCTTGACAACTGCTGAAAGACCTGCATTGTTACCTGAGGTAAAGGTAATTGTCCCGTTGTCAAAGTAGCCATCTGCCTGCGAAAGTCCAGTCACCGTAAACTTCCATTTAGGAATGCTGATGACATTGACAGAACCAGTAAAGGTGTAGCTGGTAGCAGACAGCGTACAGGCTCCGATCTTTCCAGCAGATACCGTGCTGAACAGTTGGTGGCGACAGGTGGCAGATACCACGTGACCCATGTTCAGCTCCATGGCGCGCATGTATGAGACGATGTCAGCTAGAAAGCCCGCCTCGGTCCAGGTGATATCACCAATTGTGCCTTGAAAGAAGACAAGCTTGCCATATGAGGGGTTCTGCCACGATGCCCAGGCAGCCTCTACCACCGCCCCATCATAGACACCACCCAAGATGTCGGCTTCAGGTACCGAGACAAGTGCCGAGCCAAGTGACTGGTTGGAGACCTGCGCATCGGCAGTCACGTTAACCTTCAGTGACTGAAAGCCGGCAGATGGCTGATAGGTAACACCTTCCACCGTAATGGGAAGGTCGGTGTCAGAAACGGCAATGACCGACCCGTTTTTGCAGGTAATCTTAAGGATGCGAGCGATGGTGCCTGCGGCAATGTCTGCCTGCAGACCTGATGATATGGTCTTCATATGGGTCCTTAGTATTCAAACACTTCAAGCAGGGCAAGATCTCCAATGTTGTCACCGTATGGGGTGTTGTTCACATCACCCGGAGTTAGTACCTCAATTGACCAGTCCATACGGGCTTGGTCAAAACGAACTGCGTAGTAGAAGGTACCTGTAATCGTAACACCAGAAGTGTAGCCTGGCACAGAGATAACAGGCTTACCGTTCAGCAAGGTCTTGGTAAATGACACCGAGACATTTGAGCTGTTGCTAACCACTACATCGCTACCAATGTGAAACACCGGATGGGTATCTGCTGTTCCACGCGTGGTAAGGTAGAAGTAGTTGCCAGAGCCAGCGTAGGTCAAGGGCGTGCTGCTCCA